ATGGGTGGCGCATTCGTTAAGCTTGGATTGCAGATTCTTGCGAATCCAATTTTCTTATTGGTCGCAGTCATCACAGCTATTGTGGTCGGCATCGGAATCTTCCTCAATAAGATTGGTGTGCTCCAGAAAGCCATTGACTTCTTGATGGCCCCAATCAATTTGCTCATCGATTCATTCAAGGAGCTGACCGATTGGCTCGGGCTCACAAGCTATGCAGCAGAGGAGAACGCTCGCAAGATGGAGAAAGCCAATGAGAAGGCATTCAAGTCATCTGAGAAGCGAGTGGCTGCTATCTCTGACTCATACGATATCGAGATTGCCAAGGCCAAGGCAGCTGGTAAGGATACCACTGACCTCGAGCTCAAGAAATCAAAATCCATCAGCGATGCTGCAAAGAAAAGACTTGGAGATGCTCGTAAGGAATATGCTGAACTCAAAGGTCTGTCAGACAAGGACAGCATCGAGAGACGCAAGGCCCTAAAAAAGCGAATCGAGGAAGAGAATAAAATTGTCAAGGATGGCTCCAAGGAGCGCAAGCTTATTCAGATTGCTGATGACGCAGAGGAGAAAGCGGCTGAAGATAAGAAAGCAGAGGAAGCCAAAGCCAAAGCGTCAGAGAATGCCAAAGCATATGCAGCTGGAAGGGCAGCAATTCAAAAAGAAATTGCAGCAGCCAACAAGCTGGTGGTTGACTCCACAAAAACTCAATCGCAAAAAGAGATTGATGATACCAAAACAAAGTACGCTGCACTAATTGCAGAGGCTAAAAAATACAAGCAAGATGTCACTGCTCTTGAGGCTGCCCGTGATTTAGAAATAAACACCATCAGGCAAGAATCTGCAAACGAATTTGTAAAGCTCGAGACCAAAAAATCAACTGATATTGTCAAGGGATTGGTTGACACCAAAACCAAAGAGCTTCAGATTCAGGGTGAGGGCAACATGAAAGCATTCGGTGAGCAGCAAGCAGCGGATGCTAAAGTCATCGCAGCAGCAGCAGCAGTCGAAGAGCAGAAGCGAGCGATTCAGCAGCAAGGTCTTGAGGTCGCTGCTCAAGGTATCAACTTAATCAAGGGCCTATTCGAGAAGTCCAAAGGCGTGCAGAAGGCAGCAGTCATCGCTGAGTCAGCCATCGGTATTGCCAAGATGATAATTGCCAACAAGGCAGCGAATGTCGGAGCATTGGCAACACCTCAAGCAATCGCCACATCAGGTGCAGCAGCAGCTCCAGTCATTGCGCTCAACAATATCTCCACAGCAATCGGTATCGCTGGTAACATTGCAGCGACAGCCAAGGCATTGCAGTCATTAGGTGGTGGTGCAGCCCCAACAGCCCCATCAGTTGGTGGTGGTGGTGGTTCAGCTGGAGGAAACTCAGCCGTGCCAGCATTCACACCTGGTAACCTATTCGGCCAAGGCAACGCAGCCAACAACGTAGGTTCTCCGAATGGCATGGAGTCAGGTCAGAATATAATGGTCACAGCTGTGGTCAGTGAGACCGAGATGACAGCCACACAAAGTAAGGTCAACAAAATCATGAAAAATTCAGTACTATGATAAGCTATCAAGCACTCATCAACGAAATCATCGCATTCTATGATGCACACCTCCAGGTGAAAAAGGTTGGCTCTGACTTCAAGGAGCAGCTCTTCAACTTCGCCACCAAGGATGAGAAGTATCCGATTGTTTACATCGTGCCAATCGATGCGATTCCAACGGACAACACCAATGATTTCACCCTGGAGATTTATTGCTTTGATATCATCCAGAAGGACCGTGCAAACATCAACGTCATCTTGAGTGACTGCCATCAGATTCTCATGGACTTGTATTTAAACTACACTTTCAATCTTGATGATCGTGACTTTGATGTGGTCGGCTTACCAGCTCTCGTGCCACTCAACAATGACCTCCTCGACTATGCTGCTGGATGGTTGATGACCATAACATTCACCATGGATTCATGGACCGATTGTCAGATTCCTAAACAAATTGCAGACTGATTGCAATATAAGTAATGGCAAGATATAAAAACACCGGTGAATACAACTACAAGTATCCCCTCAGAAGGAGAGTCGCCAACACACTCAAGAAAGTCATCAAGGATGAAGCACTCATCGACACATACACGCTGTATGATTCTGTGCGTATCAATGCCAAGGTGACAACCGAGGGCAACATCCGCATCGAAATCCTTGCCGCCTATTATTTTGGGTATCTAAACAACGGCACCGAGAGCATTGCGCCATTCAGATTGGTCAGAAAATTCAATGATGCACTCGAGATGAATGGATTGATTGGTGAAATGTATGGAATGTATGTGGCTGATTTGGCTCAGAGATTCCCAATCCTGGAGCTTGGCAATTTATTGCGCAGAAAGCCCAAGGTGATTTATGACTTTGTGCCGCTATACGGAGATTTCAACTACGCACTGGACTATTAAATCTCCAGCTCCTTTCGCATCGCCAAGAAATTAAACACAAGCACGAGCTTCATGTTTATCACCTGGTCATATTTGGTCAGGTCACCATTGCACATGGACCAGATAAGCTGCTCCCATCCCCACTTCTGCGATGACTTCTCACGCTCCGCTTCCTTCTTTTCCTCCGGGTCAGTGATGTCATTGACATCTTCACCCACTTGCTCGCTCATTAGATTCTTGTGGCTGGTGATGAAGCTATCACGGAACTTGATATACTCGGTAAGTACCCCATACATCTTGGTGATTGGTTGGTCGAGGAAGTAATGCACCCGACTTGAGGTCTTGAAATCAGTTGACTCCCATTTTGCAACCACATTGTCCTCCACAATTTCAGGGATTCGATACAGCAGAGCGCAGATGTTGGGCAGATACTGAAGGTAGTCAGTGGTGAAGTAGTGCTCCAGGTCGATGAATTCACCGAGAGTCAGGTCAGTCATTGGCTTGAGATAGAACTTTCCTATCCTATCTGTGTACAATTTGCTCGGCTCAGTGTAGAGCCACGGCAGCTCCTTGAAGATTTCGCCCACATCTGCGATGTCGATGTCATCGAAGTCATCAGGTAGCCCATCAGTGAGCGTACAGAGGATATCGATGTTGTGGTTGAATACACCATCCTCACCTTTCAGTTGTCTCAGTTCAATGAACTGCTCAAGACTGACTTGATTCCACCCCTTGGGTAGTGTTGGCTTGGGCATATTCAGCGATTTTGTCAGTCACAAAAACAATGTAAGGCACGCACAACTCAGCCTTCTGAGTGCGGAACAACTTTGACTTGTGCTTGAGGTGCGCATCGGTGAAGTGCTCGGTGTTGGATAGGTCAGCACGTTTGAACATGATGGCCATAACATCACTCAGGTAGTGGTTCGGCTTGGTGTTCACAATCTTCTCGATGAGCTTGGTCTCTTTGACTGACAGCTTGAGCTGCGCCTCGTATGTGTAGCCATCCATCTCGATTGATGTCACTGCTTCACTTGGTGTGAATGAGTTCAGATTGAATTCTTTTATCAGCTCAACAAACTTGCTGAATGGGTAGTCATCCCATAGGCTCTCCTTGATGCCGAGATAGCTGAACATCTCAACATATCTCTCGATGTTGTCGAAGTCGGGATTGTTTAGGATTTGGCTGATTTTTTCAAACTGCTCGATGGTCAGCTCATTCATTTTGTTAGGAATCTCCTGGTCAAATACTTGTATCATAATTATTGATTTATGAACAAAGATACAAATTTTGCAATATAAGCATGACCAAAGATATTCCTATTTACAAAATCACCATTGATGATGAGTATGCCGATGGCGAGAATCTTGGAATTGAGATGATTGCGTTCACGAGTACACCGGCCATAAAGGTTCGTGGACTTGCATTCGGAGCAGAGAAAAAAATGATTTTCGCTGATGACTTGAAGTACCGCATCACAGCACCGGCAATGATACCAATGGACATCTACCGCAAGAGCGATGATGAGGGTGAGTATTATGTGCAGTTCACTGCTGAGGTCATTGAGCAGATTCACACCAAGTTCATGGCTGACCTCCGCAATCGTGACATCTTCAACCTGGAGCATGACACTGACAAGAAGGTGCCAGCTTATATCCTTGAAACATGGATCGTGGACAACCCAACCCAAGACAAAGCATTTAGCACATTTGGCATCGAGGTACCAAAAGGCACTCTCATGTTGACAGCCCAGGTAACCGACAAAGACTACTTTGAAGAGCTGGTTGCCAAGGAGCAAATCGGATTCTCCATTGAGGGCTTTCTTGGTCTTAAATTAAGTAAACACTTAAACCAAAATAACATGAACAAATTACCAGATGGGGAGCACTTAATCGATGGCAAAATCTACGTCGTAGTGGATGGCGAAATCATTGAGATTAAAGATGCGCCAATTGAAGAGGTCGCAATGGAAGAGCTTGCAGCTGAGCCAGTAGCTTTGGAAGATACAACAGTTGAAGAGACAACTGAAGAGTCAACCACTACTGATGAGGCTATGGCTATCGACCCGACAGCAGACGCAGAAGCAATTCTTGCAATTGTCTTGCCAGTGATTGAGGAACGTGAGAAGGCATTGATCGCCATGCTTGCAGACCTTCGCAATCAGATGGAAGAGATGTATGGCGAGAAAGAAGTTGAAGTTGAGGCAACCGACAACAAAACAAAAATGTCGGTGCAAGACAAATTCAGTGCAGTGAGTAAATTTTTAAACGCAAATAACTAATAACAAAAAACCAAAAAAAATGAGCAGAAAATTAAAATTTGATTTAGACATTGACGCATCAGCGTTATTGCAAGCAAACAGCGAGGCATTCTATTCTCGTGCGTATTTGAATGAGGAAGTAGTTGACAACTACCGCACACTTCCTGGTGTCAAATATAAGACAAAAATTTCGACCGTGACTTTCGGTCAGGTCCTCCAGGCAGAGAACTGCGGATGGAACTCAAGCACTGATGACCTCTCTTCGGTTGAAATCGACGTATGTGGATTATCGGCCATGGCTGAGATTTGTCAGTTTTCGTTGGAGCAGTCATTCGTATCTCTTCAAATGACAAAAGGTTCAAACGGTGATTTCACTGTTGCATCTTTCATGGACTTCTACTGGGGAGAAATGGCGAAAACAATCGCAGAGAACATCGAGAAACTTCGCTGGTTAGGTGACACCGAATCTGAAGTTGCTGCACTTGCTTTGTGTGATGGTTATGTGAAAGGATTGGTTGCTGATTCAGCTAACGTAATCGACATCGCTTCACCAGTTGCGATCACGCCTTCAAATGTACTTGCAAAATTGGCTTTAGTTTACGCTGCTATTCCAGCTGCTGTAATCGCCAACCAAGGTGATTTGAGAATCTATGTATCAACACCAGTTGCTACGGCTTACCGTGCTGCTGTTGCTGCTGCCAACACTCAAGCTAACTTGACTCAAGCTCTTGACTTCTCTTACTTAGGTATCAAGATGGTAATGTGTCCAGGAATGGGTACAACTTCCAAAATTGTTGCTACGTTGAAAGGCAATCTTATCTATTCTTTCGATGCTGAAGGTGATGGTAAAGCATTGCGTGCTATCAACTTGGCTGACACAGTTGCTGAGCCGGTCATCCGTACTCGTGCTAACATGAAAGTTGGTTTCACTCACGTTAATGGTGCCGAGATTGTATTCTACAATTCAGCAGCCTAACATATTTTAGGGGGTGAAATTCCCCCTTTTTTTTTAAACTGATAAATCAAAAAAATTATGGCTTGTGAAGCTTTAGAAACAATCGTAAAATCGTGCGACAACAATAGTGGTGGCATCGAGAAAATTTGGGTTAATCAGCAAGACAACATCTCATCCATTGCTTTGGATGCTACCAATACCTGGACTATTGAAACAATCACTTTGACTGGTGGTGCTCCTGACTATACTCCTTTCGAGATACGTCGCAACACTGGAAGCTATGTTGAAGATGCTGCAATTGACCTTGTGAATGGTTCATCTTATGTCACTGCGACCATCTCTTTGATGTTCCACCGACGTGACCAAGACAAATCTCAAGCAATCAAAATCTTGGGTGCTGGTCAGCAATACCTTAACGCAATCGTGAAGGATATGAATGGTAAGTACTGGTACTTCCCGTTCCTTCAATTGAGTGCAGTTGGTGAAGGTTCTGGTACAGCTCGTGCAGATGGTAGCAAGTATTCTGTGACATTGGTTGCAGAGAATGACTTCCTCGCATACGAGATTGAAGAGGCTGCTGTTCTCGCTGTTATTTAATTTCAAATAACCTACTCAAAGAGCCATCCAAAAGGGTGGCTTTTTTTATTTGTGAACATTTTTTGACCTTATTGCAATATAACTATAATGATATACATTAACAAGGGAGAGGTGAATTCGATTGTGCTGACACTCACAGAAGTGTCGACACTCAGTGCACCATACTATCTATTCGTTTTTCAGAACGAAATGAACCCAACATCCGACCCGATTCTATTCACAGCACCTGATGACTCCGACTATCCAGAGCGATTCAACCTATTCTACCTGGATGAGCCGATTGATGTGGAGCTGGTGAAGGGACAATATACATACAGCGTTTATGAATCAACCATACCTCCAACAGAAATCAGTGACACTACTGGAGTCGTTATTGAGGAGGGCAGAATGGTTGTAAGTGGCGCAGCAATCTCATCAATTTACGATTAATTATGGGCATTTTTGACCGATTCAGAACAACAAAACAAGACGCACCTGAGATGGTGGAGGGATATCAGTCCTTTTCAACACCATTCTTAAACATTGGTGCTGGCAATTTATCTCTGCCATATGTAAATGGTAGACATCAAACAAGCGGATGGATTCCATTTGGAGATTCGAATCTTTTTCCAAGCGTCTTGAATCAGCTGGTATACTCATCGCCTCTGCATGGTTCCATCGTGGACTACAAAACCAATGCAGTAGTTGGTGGAGGCATTGAGCTGAAAACATCCACGACCACACCTCAAGAACTTCTTGAATTGTACACATTCGAAAAGAAATCTCGCTTGAAAAAGACAGTGAGAATCACCACTGAACAATTGATTGTGCACAACCGAGTATATTTCAAGCTCTACTTCGATGAGAAGATGAAGCTGAATCGCATCGAGAACGTATCCCCCGACAAAGTGCGAAGAGGTAGAGACCCACAAAGCTACTTTGTTTGTGATGACTGGAGCAGCCGCATTGATGTGATGTCGATAAAAAGATATCACCCAACGTGCACTGATCGTTGTCAGTTATTTGTGTATGAGGTCGAGTGCTTGGGCCAGGAGTGGTATCCGCTGCCAAAATACACATCGGCACTCAATTTCGCATATCTCTCTGGCGAGCTTTCGTACTTCGCAAAGTCAAACATTCAGAACAGTGTGTTCCCATCATTTGCCATGATGTTCCCGAAGCGACCACAGAGCGAAGAGGAGAAAAATGTCTTGAGAAATACCATCGATAAGATGAAAGGAGCTGCCAATGCTGGCAAAGCTGTCGCATTTTTTGCTAACTCACAAGACCAGCTTCCAAAGATTGAGAGCATTCCAACCAATCAAAATGATAAGCTCTTCCAGGAGGCCTCAGGATTGAATACTGAGCAGATTTGTTTCGCTCACACCATCGACCCTATCTTGATGGGTGTCCGCACCACGGGCTCACTTGGTTCTGGTAGCGATATCAAGCAAGCATATGTAATTTTTGAAAAGAATGTCGTGATGCCATTGCGTGAGCAAGTGGTTGACATCTTCAATGACATCCTTCGCATTGCCAAAATCAATGCAGATTTCACAATCAACAACTTCCAAATCATCAATGAAACAATTGTTGAAATCGAAGGCGATGCAAGCAAGACATCTGACGCACTCAACTCACTCAGCCCATTGGTTGCTACCAAAGTACTCGAGCAGATGACCACCAATGAAGTCAGAGCACTCGCATCACTGCCACCGATACCAGGTGGTGACCTTACTCAAGCTCAAGCAGCAGCAGCACAAACCATAACACCTCAAGCATAATGTTGTATTTCATCACCGAATCATATCTCAAGACCAACACACCCATCACAGCAAATGTGGATGTTACTGATGTGTTCCCATATGTAGCCACTCAAGCGCAGCTCCGGGTGATGCCGATATTGGGCACCGTATTCTACAACCATTTGCTCGAGGCATACAACGATCAAACTCTCACACCTGAAGAGGAGCAGCTGGTATTGTTCATTCAGCCGGTCATCGCATGGAGGTCCGCTGAAGATGCTGTCTTTGGTTTGACCTATCAGCTCAAGAACAAAGGACTCCAGCAGCAGAGTGGTGACTTCTCGCAGCCAGTAGGTCGCAGTGAGGTCGCATTCGGCATGGAGCACTTCGCACAGAAAGCATCATTTTTCGAGATGCGCCTCATCAGATACCTGGTCAAGAATCGTGCAGAATATCCTATCTTCATCAGCCACGAGAATCGTGACACTGACCTTCGCCCACAAATCGAGTGCGTGCAGTGCATCGGTGATTGCTTCATGAATGGTGAGTGGAGCTGTGGATATCCACGCAATAATGGATACAACAACCAAATTCTTGTCATCTGATGACTGAATTCGTCACCATAGTTAAAAAATACGGAGTCACTGGAGTGCTGTGCTTATGGTTGTGGCACACTGACCACCGATTGAACAAGGTGGAAACCGCACTGTATGATTGCTACAAAGAAAAGAGCTATCGACAAGCTACACACACACGAATCGAACTACCTGAGAGACTATATGCAGTGCTGCCAAATGATAAAAAAACTAATAAGCGACACACTAAAGCCTAACGGCAAGTGGTCAATGAAGCGATTGAGCGCATTCACATCCTTTTGGATGGCGATTGTATATGCTCTGCTGCCACTATTCAAGCCATTCAAGGTGCATGAGTTTGTCTTTGTTGGGCTGCTCACCTACTCAGCTACTGCCATCGGGCTCACCGTATGGAATAAATCAATAAAAGATGGTCAAAACATATAGCGATAAGCAACTACTTGACCGAGTGAAATCACTTGGCAACTATCATGGTATTCCATCGAGCCATTGGATTCTCGGAGTCCGGTCAAATGAGGATACAGCCAACAGCTTCGATGATAAATTCTACCTATTCAAAGGAGAGGAATTCATTTGGGTCACATCAGGTACCACCAATCCAGGAACACCGACTCTCAAGCAGTTCGAAAAAGTCAACAAGAAAGGAGCAGCTGTGCTCAAAGCAGACACCTGGTACTATAATGTTTGGAAGTTTGGCAAGCACAATGGCAAAGTCGATGCACTACTCCAGCTCGGAGCTGCTATGCAAGTCTATCGGGACACCGATAAGGATAACAGCAGCGAAGAGCAAGGCACACTTGACAGCGGATACTTCGGCATCAACTTCCACCCAAACACATACGACTTGAGCAAGCCATCAGGCACCTCCATTGGTTGGTGGTCAGCTGGTTGCCAAGTGGTCAACAATGTCACCAAATACAAGGAGTTCATCAAGCTCTGCAAGCCACAGAAATTCACCTCTTATTGTCTGATTCATGAATTTTAAGTCACTATTTTTGCTCATTCTTGTGACAAGTTGCACGGCCAACTATCACCTCACCAAAGCAATCAAGAAAGGATACCGCTGCGACACCGTAGCTGATACCATCCGCATCACGGCAGTGGACTCTTTTCCGGTCATTGTAGACAATAAAATTGTGTATGAATACTATCACACCACCAAGGACACCATCGTGCGTTACAACACATCCTATGTGCCACAAACAAGATGGCAAACTCGCATAGAATACAAGCTCAAGCGTGACACCATTCGCCAGGTGCAGAAGATAGAGGTGGCAAAGTACAAATCACAAAAAGATAAGCCCATTTTTTGGGTGCTGATTCTCGGCTTTGCGATTGGTATGGGTACCATGTACCTCTTCAGATATTCTAAAAACCAAATATGATTGTAAAAAAGCACGCCAAGAACATCCACGAGATTCAACTCGAGGGTGAATTGGTGAAGATTGCCATGCTCTCTGACCTCCACTGGGACAATCCAAAAAGTGACTGGAAGATTCTAAAGCGTGACCTCGACTATTGCCTGGAGAACAACATCCCCGTGATGATTAATGGTGATATGTTCTGCCTAATGCAAGGCAAGGGTGATCGTAGAGGCAACAAATCTGACATCCGACCAGAGCACAACAATGCAAAGTACCTGGATAGTGTGGTTGAGACTGCTGTGGAGTGGTTTCTACCGTATGCCCACATTTTGACTGTCATCGGATACGGCAACCACGAGACAGCAATCATCAAGCATCAAGAAACCGACATACTTCAGCGATTCGTGGACCTACTAAACTACAAAGCTGGTAGCAATGTGTTCACTGGAGGGTATGGTGGTTGGCTTATAGTGAAGCAGCTCTTCAACGGCAATGTGCAGATGACTACCAAAATCAAATACTTTCATGGTTCAGGAGGTGGAGGGGTGGTCACCCGTGGTGCCATCAACTTGACCAGGGCTTTGGAGATGTATGAGGACTTCGATGTGTTCACGATGGGTCACATACACGAGAACGCAGCTCGCAATGACGTGCGTGACACCGTTACCTTCCATTCCAAGACCGGATACAGAAACCATCACAAGGACATTCACCTCATGCTGACCGGTACATATAAGGAAGAGTATGGAGATGGCTCCAAAGGATGGCACGTTGAGCGTGGTGCTCCAGTGAAGCCAACTGGAGGGCGCATCCTTACCATTGAATGTGGAAGATATGAGGAGGATAAGATGAGAAAAACTGCAAAGAGTATCGATTCAATCAAATTTCCTTTGTAACTTTATATCCGTATTCATAATACGTTGTTTTGGGGAGCTTTCGGGCTCCCTTTTTTCGTATCATACTGTGACTTTTGTATAATATACTATACCTAATCGGGTATAAACCGATTAAACTCACACTATATTGCACCTTTTCGGGTACGTTTTGTCACAAAACTTGACCGAAAACCTTACGAAAATTGTAACAAAATAAGGGTAAAACCTTACGCTCCAAAAATAAATGTGAAAAAAAAATAAAAAAATGTTTACAAAAGTTTGCAGATATGCAAAAGATGTGTATCTTTGTCAGGTAATCAAAAACAAAACAACATGAAAACAATTAATTACAAAGGTTTCGAAGTAAGTGAAACAACTCAAGAAGGTGGCGCTACTACAGCAGTAGCTTATTTAAATGGTTCTATGATGTTTGGAACATTTAGTCACCTCGATTCATTAAGCGCAATCGATAAGATGATTGTAAAAATTGATAACTACTTAAATAAATAACGTTATGACCAAAGAACAAATCATCGACCTAATCAAAGCCCAAGAGCAAGAGCTGTATGCTGATTTCAAACATTGCGAAAGGCAATACTGCGTAGAGCATAAGCATACAAGATTTGCATTCGGACAATGGGGTGCATTAGTGAACTTACTTGAAACAATCAAAAACAACGAAAACAATGAAAACAATTAAAAACCTAACACAAGAGGAGCGTGAGCTCCTTGGTGGTGCAGCTGTGATGGTAGCTGGAATTGCATTCCTATTCTGGCTTTCCACAACCGTATCAAGACCAGTGATGGACCATCCAACCATCGACCAACAAATATATCATGAGAAGAGCTACGAGCTGCCAGCTTCATTTGATAAGTATGTTAACCATGTGTACAACGATAAATACAATAAGCAATGATTACAATCGATATCCGTGACCACCAGTGCATCAAGATATATGGCGAAGCTGCCGTTGATTTATTCGTTGAATTCGAAGATGTGGGTGATACCGAGACGAATGGCACAACCATGGCAAACTATGTCATCAAAGTCGGTGACAGTTATGGCGATTATAAAATAACAGAAAAACACTATTATGAAGGACTTACAATTAAACAAACAAAAGAATGCGATGAATACCTCGCCAAGCTCTACGAGCAATGCTACTTCGAGCAAGCATATGTCGAAGCCATCAACGAGGATGAGCTTGATTGGTTCATTTAACAACTATCAAGTAAACCGATTCTGGACATCATTCAACCACGATCTATACAACCGAATTTGTGAAATCAAAATGCAAGAGATATGAGATTCAAACTAACATACCACATCGGCCCAGTATTGGTGCAAGAGTGGATATTCACCAGCAAAGGGCTGGCCTATTGGAAAAAGATGGACCTGATTGAAACGGGTCGATTCAATGATGGCAAATTTAAAGTAACACCGGTATGAGAGTAGGTTCAGACTTCAGTGGTGTAGGAGCATTCAACCAAGCTCTAATGCGTTTAGGAGTAAATTACGAAGAAGAGTTTGCCTGTGATATGGATAAATATGCACGAGACACATTCATCCACAACTATGGCGAGCCAAAGTACTATCCAACCAACGTATATGACCGAGAGATTCCAACCGACTCACTCGATATTTACATGACATCACCGCCTTGTCAGGCATTCAGCTTGGCTGGAAAGAGACTCGGCAAAGAGGATAAGAGAGGAATCTTGTTTTTCAACTCACACGAGTTCATTCAGGTAAACAAGCCGAGATTCTTCATATTCGAGAACGTCAAAGGATTGCTCTCTGATGATGGCGGAAGGACATTCCAGGAGTGGGTGAATATGCTTGGAGGAAAATCAGTCAACGGAGTTCCAGTTCTATTCCCACACGATGACGCAGTTCCATACCATTTGTATTGGCAAGTTCTCAATGCAAAAAAGCACGGTGTACCGCAGAATCGTGAGCGAGTTTTCTTGATTGGAATCAGAGACGATCAAGACAATAAATTCCAATTCCCACGAGAAGAGCATTTGACCAAACTATTGAAGGATGTGCTGGAGCTTGCTGTTGATGATAAGTATTTTTTGAGTGACACTAAAATTGAATATCTATTGAGAACAGAAGGAACAACATTTGATGTAAATTCAAAAATTTTAGAAAATGATTTGCCTAATGAATCAAGAACAATTAAATCCGGTTACTGGAAATCAAATAGAGATTGTCAATTTTTAAGAATCAAATCAGCCACAACCAAAGGATACGAACAAGCCACTGAAGGTGATTCAATCAATTTAAAAAACATAAACTCAGAAACAAGAAGAGGAAGAGTCGGAAAGGGAGTCGCACAAACAATCGAATCAAACAACATGAGTCAATTTACACTCAACAAAGGTTCAATCCGCAGACTCACACCAAGAGAATGCTTCAGATTGATGGACTTCCCAGATACATTCACCTGGAAGGTAAGCGATTCACAAGCATACAAGCAAGCTGGCAACTCAATTGTTGTCAATGTACTATATAAAATTTTAAAACAACTACCGTTATGAAATGTCCAATGTGTAATGAAGAAATAATAATAGAAGGGAATCACACCTATGAAGAGTATGGAATTGATGACCAAATTGGTTATGTATACAATATGACTTGTTACAATGAGGATTGCGATGTTGAGTCAATAATAATATACACAAAATCTTAAAGCAACTACCGTTATGACAATTCAAGAACTAATCGAACAAATCAACGTTGAAATCAAAGCAAGAGACCTGGCCTATTATCCTGGCTCTGATAATCGTGCACGATACAAAACATATCAGCGATTCTACCTATTCACATTCTTGAGGAAGCACAAGCTCACGCTGGTAGAAATCGGTGAACTATTCGGACTGGACCACTCAACAGTAGTGTATGGCCTCAAGCAAGCCAATAACATGAAAAAGGATAGGTTGTATCTCAAGATGACAGATGAGCTGCGTCAAAAATTCGAGCAATACACCGCTCTGAACTATCCCATCACAAGAAGTATAGCTCACGATGTGATGCAATGTGGCTCATTTTGGGAGTTCAGAAAGCTCCAAGATGACATCAAGAATGGTATGTACAGCGTGACGGTATGACACATTCTCTTATATACCGATTTGCAGAGTATTGCCAAACACACCAAGAGCAAAAAATTTTTGAGAGCGTCACCGTCACGGAAAAACGTTAAGTCGCACAGAGTCAGCTTTTTAACCCTTATGATTTGCATATTTACCGTCACGCAGCGTCACGAAAGAGCTAATTAGCGTCACGAAATGCGTATATTTATAGCCCAACTAACAACAATTTATGAAAGTTTCAATCTTTAAATCACTATTTAACATTAAAGAAACCCCATTTGAGCTGTCCATTCAGGATGTGTACAACCGCATCAGACTCGGCAATCCAGAGCTCATCAAAAAGGTGGCAACAATACGATCACTCGAGAAGGCTGACCCAGAGCATGACCGCCTCAAGTCATCACTGAATGCAATCATGTTCAATGGGACATTCACCGAGCGAAATGACAGCAGCCTGGTTGAGCATTCTGGTCTGTGCATCCTGGACTTTGACCAATATCCAACCAAGAAGCTAATGATGGATGAACGCAAGCGGCTGATTGCTGACCCCCATGTGATGATGGTGTTCACCTCTCCCAGTGGGAATGGTCTCAAAGCTGTCATTAGAATCCCAAAGTCTGATAAGGTAGAGCATAAGCGCAGATTCACAGCATTCGGCAAGTACTTCGACAGCGAATACTTCGACACCAAGAATAGCAACGTCAGTCGGGTGTGCTTTGAATCCTATGACCCTGACATCTACTTTAATGAGTTCTGTCAAGTGTTT